GAGCCATTGATAATTACTATCGACTTCTTTAAGAGAACCAATCAAGGCCTCTGCTTCTTGATAAACTGAGGAATTTAAATCCTCTCGTTCATCAATAGCAATTTTTAACGCCTCTCTTGACGGCACGTCATTGTATTTCGCATAGAACTTCTGCATCTCCGAGAACACCACTCTCTCAGTGTGGTCTTGGAAATACTCGTCCTTAAGAAATACAATTACTTTTCGTGCATATTCTTCATTGTGCAGAAGATTCGATAGAATAGTAGATTCAATATTCACGTATTTATCTTTCTCTCGGCTTCTGCTACCTGATAACGTAAAGCCTTCTCGACCTGTTCCTTTACAATCATAGTTATTTCTTCCTCATATTGGGCTTTGTCAAGAGTGTTCTCCTCTATAAAATTATATCCAAATGATATTGTATCACAATCATCACCTAAAATCAAGTCATAAATTGCGAATGTTGTCTTATCTTTGGTTTTTACGTAGAATACTTCTTTAGGTTTCTGGTCACTCATCAGCCTCCATCTCCAGTTTATCGGCTAACTCAATGCCTTCTAGTAACCCCTCTCCCAAAGAATATCTATCTTCTACATACTTTTTGAATTTCCAGTGGTCTAAAATGGGTTGCCAGAAATCTTTCGTTTCTGTCTCGCCTGCCCTATATTTACCTTCGAGTTCTTCTCCAGTTTCCATATCGAGTTTTTGATACCAACCCATAGATGGCTTGATAACAAATCCTCCTTCAAGAGCGACTTCAAGTAGACCAGAATATTTTCTGATTCCACCTTGCCACGTAACTGATATAGGAATTTTACTCTTCTCTCTAACAAATCGGGATTTTTCTACGTTGATAATGAAATCATATCCCTCAACTTCTGTTCCTTTCTTCTGTTGTCTACGACCAATAATCCAAATATTATCTGAGGAGTAATATACTCCAGTTCCGCCAGATACAACTTGTTTAGAGAACATCTCTTGGGTTTCGTAGGTGTGATTAACAGCAATTAATGGAACATCTCTCAGTGTGAGATATGGGGTAATCATTCTGAATAATGACTTGAGTTGTTTGGCTCTTGTCATATCAGCAACACTCTTTTCGTCTTTAGCATCGTCCAATTCTTTCTTAGATGCTAAGTTACCAATAGAGTCAATCATAACGAATACTTTATCTTCCACTGTCATTCCTTCTAGTTGTTTAACTAGGTCGAATTTCAGTTCCTCGATATTTTTGATTGGTATATGTAAAACTCTATCGGTGTCGATTTTCAATGATGAGAAATAGCCTCTAGGAGTTCCGAACTCTGAGTCATAGAATAAGACAACAGATTCTGGATATTTCTCCATATATGCTTTCATCATTAGCAAACCAAATGCTGTTTTGAAATGCTTCGATGGGCCTGCTAGAACAGTTAGGCCGCGGGTGATACCACCGTCAAGTTTGCCGCTCAATGCGACATTGACCATTGGTACCATTGTTGGTACTTCATCTTTGTCTGTAAACAAAGACGAGTCAGTTAGTTTGGTAGATTTGATGCTACCTGCTTTTCTGAGTTTGTCTAATAACCTCAGTTGAGCCACCTTTTCATCACTCATATGTTATCTCCATAATCAATTAATACTACATTATACACCAATCAAAGGGTGATGTCAAGTGTTAATTTCGCACAGGATTGGACCTCAATTTATCTAAATCGAACGGTTTCCTTAGGCCACCCCATCGGGTGAAATATATAATTGGATATTTTGGAAACATCTTCAAAAAGGCGGACTTGGTAACTCCCATAGACTTTGCGACTATGGCGTGGTCGGTCGGAATAGATGCTTTGCCATAGATTTCTCTAGCCTCAATAAGAGTATCTAATCGTTGAGTGGTTGCTTGAAATCCATTCAAGTCCATTATTTCAGAACAAATCTTTTCAGACCACACATCTCCGATAATATATCCATCCTCATCAAGGGTATACTCTCTATCTGTTTGTATTGCACCAAACTTCTGTCTCACAGACAGATTCGCAATGTTCTCCTGGAAGTTCTTTTGAAACTCCGCAAAGTTCCTTCCAGAACTTGCGCCTAATATATCATCTAAATTTACTTTGGGCATATCTATTCCTTATCCAAAAAATGATTCAAGCGTACTCTTCTCTTCCCAATCCCAGCCTACTGGCTGAAGAACTCCTTCAAGAGGAGAAAGGAACGCCTTTTCAAATTGCGTATCATAATCTACCCAGCGGTCAACATCGAACTCTTTTGGAATTCCGTCGATGAAAGCAATCGCATTACTACCAAATGGATTTGGTGTTTTCAAGTATATGAACTTTAACTTGGCACCATCTCCAATCTTCTCGGCATTCTTGATATCGTGTTTCTTCAATAATGCGTTATATACTTTGGCCGCTCTAGCGTGAATTGGCACCGATTTCGTTGCGAATTCATACTTGGTGTACTCACTCAAACCACGAGGAAATGCAATCTCCTCAGGTGGTAGAGTGGCAAACTCTTTCTTATATTTATGCACCAAGTCTTGTAATTGACGTTCATTGCCAGTTAACATCAGATTAACTGCTTCTCTCAGTTTACCTCGAACATTCGCTGGTGTGGATGATTTGACAATCTCCATACCCATTACTTTCATTCTTGGTGTCTTGTATCTAACTCCCTCAGAATCATATACGTTGAGGGCATATCGCTTCTTGGCTGTCCAGACGCCCTTATCTGCAATGACCTCGCGGCCCATATCCATCTTTTGCTCATAGGCATTTACATAGTCGGCTAATTTCTCATATGATTTGTCAATGGATGGCTCGAATGCTTCTCTGGTTGCTTTGTCGATAACATCACAAATCTTGTTCTTATCGTCCGTCTTAATAAACTTATCAACAAATTTACCTAGCCTCAGATAAACAGAGTCGGTATCAATCGCAACAACATAATCATAATCTTTTGTGTCGAGATACTTATTCAAGAAATCATTCAGGTGATTTTCTATCCAACGAATAGCCAATTGACCAGCAGTAGTAACTGCTTCGGCATTTCTTAAATCAAAATATCGGAACCACTGATTACCAAGGGCACCATAGGCAGAATTCAACTGAATCTTTTTCGCCATCTGGATATTGAGGTTCTTTGATATCTCGTTTCCTACATCTTCGCCCTCTTCTTTTCGTTGTTGGGCGTTGAGCATCTTCGTCTTATAAAGTACTCGGTCAGTATAAATTTTCTCCAGCAACTCTGGTAGAAACCCTCGCTTATCTTTTCGATACAGAGTTCCATTAGGAGTGACTGTCTGGTTGTTCTCTTTCAACTCAGAGAGGTCTGCCTCCTGTGAGAGTAATGAGTCTACACTCACATCGGATTTATGTCCAACAATCGTTTCTGGTGATATGTTGTATTGCATAATCAGATGTGGATATAGAGAATTCAAATCAAACGATACTACCCAGTCGTGAAACCCAGTAATAGGTTCTTTAACATATGCTCCCACAAATGTTTCGGTCTTTGATGTCCGCTCCTTTATAGGGCAGACCACGTTCTTCTTTATCAAATGGTCATAGATGATTGCATCCCACATTCTCACTGTGCCAAATACGTCTACGAAATTAATCTTGGCATCATATGCCATTGTCATACCCAACTCAATCAATTTCAACTTATCGTCAATCTTCTTTACCAACTCAACATCTCTAATGTTATAGTCAATAAACTTCTGGTGATTTGTTCGGGCAAGCGTAAACAAGGAGCCAGCCTCTTCGTATGAAATCTTACGTTGACCCAATTCTACAAAAGCAATGTGGTCTAATTTGAACGATTCTTGATTCGCATACGTAAACTTCTTATAGAGTTGGAGATAGTCCATCGTAGCCACGCCATATATATCATACGCCACAGATTCTTTACCATACATCCCCCTTATGATTCGTTCTTTTATCCAAGTAAATGGAGACAGTCGCTTGGCTTCTTTCTGCCCGAACAGTCTCGTTAATCGATTTATCAAATAAGGAATATCGAACCCTTCAATATTCCATCCTGTTAAAATGTGCGGTGGTGATTTTTGCCAAACTTCAATAAAATGCTGAAGTAACTCTTCTTCCGAATCCATCTGGAAATATTCTACTCTAATATCTTCACGATGATTTTCCCATTCACCAAGACCCCAAGTATAATAAACATTTTCGATGGAGTCATAGACGGTGATTGCGTTAACTTTCGCATCTGCTTTCTCGGGAGAGGGGAATCCTTTTTCAGAATCTACCTCTATGTCGAGGTTCCAGATACGAATTTTAGACTCATCAAATTCAACCCTATCTTTCCATTCTTTACAGGTATATTGAAGAGCCCAACTGTCATTACCGTGAATTTTAAATCCATCCACGTTCTGATATTGCTTAATGAACTCTCGGGTTTCTTTGATGTTTCCTGGAGAGATTTTATAGACGGGCTTATCATCAAGGGTTCTGTAGGGAGTCTCGCCCTTCTTGCCCTCGACAAACATCGTTGGATGGAAATCTTCTCGTCTAATGAAGTCATTGCCTGTCTCAGCATTGACTCCTCGAACAAGGACCTTATTGCCTAACGTGCCGATGTAAGTATAGAATCTCATTGTAGTATTATACTACATTTCATCGGGCTTGTCAACCACATTATGTCCTTGGCCAGTGCCTATACACTTTTTCAATATAGGATTCCACCATCCATCGTTACCACATTCTTGATGGGTCATCTTATCTTCAGCATATAGTCTTTCTTTGGTCTTTGCAACAATAGTTATACTTGATTCAAGGTCAGATATAGAATCCTCTGGTGCTTCTTCGGCAGAGTAAGAGACTGTCTTTGAATAATTCTTGGGTGTATTTATTTCTTGATTGATTTGTGGTTTACCACAATGAGTGCAATATAATTCTCCTGGCTGCCACTCATCCATTACGCCAACGCTCCAAGTTCCTGAGCAAAATGCACAAGTAAAATGCCAAAGATTTTCTTTTGATACTGTCCCTATTGTATTTTCCATTTGGCTTTTTCTGGATAATGAATATATGTTTTAATCATATATTTCGTGTTACTAATAGGTATCTCCGCAGAATGAGGATAGCCGAACCAAGTTGGAGCAATTACGAGTCTACCTTCTACTGGTTTTACTTTCATCTTTTTCCAATGAAGATTAGATTCTTCATATTCAATCGTATCGAAGGAAGTTTCGCCTCCTTCTTCCACAGTATTAAGATAATACAACAATACGAGCATTCGTATGGCCGAGGTTGATTCAATACTATCTATATGTGGTTTATAATAATGTTTATTTTTATCGTATCTGTGCATTCTCCATTGTTCAAGAGTGACTGTTTTAAACAACATATCTTTTGGGAATCCATCTTTTTCTATATCACTACAATATCGTCTATATGATTGGGCGGCGTGATGATTCATCACCCGCATTATAGCATCCCACTTGGGAGAATGTTTTACCCGTTTCGTGCAATTCATTTCAATTGCTTCACGGTAAGTATTTGTGCCGTCTTCGGAGCCTATTGTTGACTTTATATGATGCTCGTCATCCGTATCAAAGGCAGTTATAATCTTTTGACACCATTCTTTTGGTACAGACTTGTCATATATCTTAATAAAATCTTTTAACTGGTTCAATGAACTAATCTCATTATGGGAATTGGTTTATCGTTATTTGATGGTATTGCTGGATTCTCAGTTACATATGCAGTTTTAAAGTTAGACAAATTAATGATTGTGCCATCATTTTTCATTTCAACTATACCGCCCCAAGAGTTCAGTAAATCTTTAACGATTTCTACCTTATCTTTGATTGGGCCATCAGAAACAATCTCAAAGGTCACACAAGAATCCCAATCTTTCCACTCAAAACAAAGAGAGACATTATATCCCATAGGATTTTCCATCTCTTCTACGGGAATACGTTTCATTTAAAATGGCTCCTGGCCTACCATATGGGTGCCCTTCTCTAAATTATTTTGGAAGATATATACTGCTGTTTCCATATTTAGATATTCTCGTGCGGCATCGTGCAGAGCATTGTGATGGATAAATCCCTCAGGTTCTACACCCAATTCCCAACTGTCTTTGTTGAGAAGAGTTAATACAACTGTTTTTGAATCGTGAATATTCCAGAAGCGCCAAGGTAGGTCATCGGCAGATGCGTTACCTGTTATGCGGAATAGGTCGTGAAGAATACCAAAATCGAAATGAGAACCTCTAGAATAGGCTCTTACTTTATGAATATTTACCCCTTGTTTGGTCAACCACTGAATCATATCTTCTCTCAGATTCGACCAGTGCATATCTTGGGGTGACGGTTTCAGAACGTGTTTGGCTTCTTCGCCTTGTCCTGCCCACCAATCAACAGTATCTTTATGGATTTTTCGGCCTGAATCGACCTGACTTTTTACATCAAGTTTGACATAATAGCCATCCTCGATTAATTCTTTGAAGGTATAATCGTGTGTTGAATCTATTGCAACCATACCAACTGATAATACAACTGAATTATTTACGCTACCTAGAGTTTCAATATCCAGTACTACAGTATCTTTCATTATATATTCCCAAGTTTCATTCAAGTGTTACTATTATACACTAAGTTGGGTCATTAGTCAAGTGGTTTAATGTGTTTTTCTACATATTCCTTTGACTTCTTTCGTGCCCAAACCAATTCTTCTTTCTTCTCGGCTTTCGAGCCAGTGTATTTAATAGCGTGTCCTTCGGTGACCAACACATTATTGACTGACTTCAGTCTAGCAATAGAAGATTGTGGATTTCGGATAAATAATTCACCAAGACATCTACCATACTTACCTACTCCGTGAGATAATACGACAAACTCATTACCATTGTTCTCAAGAAGTTCTACTAATCGGTGCTTGGCACCACGGCCATATCGTTTTTCAGTTAAGTCTCTTGTTCTGGTTTCGGGACAGTCTATACCATTTAGACGGACTCTCACCTGCTTTTGAACATTAAATCCCATATCGATATAGCAATCAATAGTATCGCCATCGATGACCCTTTTTAGTTTCGCTTTATACTCGTACATATCATAATATAATACTCACTTACCGAGTGATAGAAAGAATCTTACTTATCTGAGCATCTATAACGCCTGCTCGATTCGGCCAATGGATATATGCTTTATCTGGATTGCTCTTCAAATTCTTCAATAGAGGAACAATCAGTTTTTCCACTGCTTTTAATTTCTTTAACTTGAATTCCTCGAACTCTTTTTTCTTCGCTTCCAATTCCGCTTCTGCGGCATCTTGGCGTGCCAATAGGTCAATAAGGTGATTATTCATATCTCCGAAATCAACTGTTCCAGAAGAATCAAAATCTAAGTCTCGGACTTCACCGATTGTCGTTTCGAGTATATCAAGTTTATCCGTAATTGTGGACAAATCTTGAGGTTCGTGAGAGTGGTCGGTTGGCAATTGATTGTTCAATAACTCTTCCAACTTATCTTCAATTGGAGATAGGTCTGGCATATCGCCAGCGGTAAGAGCATCGACTCGCTCAAGTGCTATAATTTGGTCTAGTTTATTGTCTATACCGCTCAAGTCCACATCAACTGATTCAGCATTGACCACCCCATCAGTTGGGATTAAAGCCAAAATTGCATCTAGTTTTTGTGTAATTGGACCTAAATCGGCCGCTACTTGTTGGGTTGTCTTTTGAACGACAGCATCGCCGTCATCGGAATCCGAAAAGGTAAAACCCCAATCGAAATCTTCGACTTCAACATCTCCCGCTTGTGTATCTATTGTATCTGCCATTGTTAAATCTCCAGTTCTTTGTACTATTTATGCGTTTGATGCCGCGTCTATTCTATTATTAGTGTATCCTGTATCGACTCTAATATCTACTGAAACATCGCCGCCTCTGGTATAGTCAGAGTCTGGCGTCCTATTAATCTGGGCTAATGAATCGAAATGGTCATATCCGTAAGCATCTTCACACAAATGACAATCATAGCATTGATTCTTACAATTAGGAAGGGCTTTACACATTTTAAGGCCCGCTTCGGTTTTATAAGGATGCTCTATTGAATTGAAATATGCTTTGCATCTTTCCCCAACACCTGGATTACCTAGAAAATAGTTATGTTCTTGGCTTGGGTCTACGGTAACATATCCTAACCCATCCCAGTTGCTTAAAAATCCTTGTCCATTATTATATACATCTTCAAAACACTTTCCGATAAAAATTACATCGTCTTTCTTATCAATATATGACCAAACTGCTTTCGATTCTGGGACTACTCCCATCATCTTTATCAGTCTACCACTGAATTTGAATACATCGACTAAGTTATTATACATATCGAACCGTTCATTAGTGTCCCATACACAAGAGGTTCCAATTCGTGGTGGTTGACCCCATCTATCTGGAAATCTCCATTTGTCACAAGAGATTTTATTCAGAGTACCAAAATAACTTTTGCCTTGATTCGAGCCAATCCACGGCTGAACCGTATCGTGTTCTTCTTTGAATGGACAAAATGGCATACACCCCTCGGATGCTAAGAGATAAGTTTTAATGCCCCTATCTTTTGCCACTCTAGACATACGTCTTAGATTAGACATATTCCTATTGAGTTGTCTATCAAATTGAATGTAGTTGTAACCAAGAACGTGTAGGTCAACCATTTGTTGACAATTGCCCACAATATGATTAACAGTATTTTTCCAATTCATTTCTGGAAAATTCTTCTGTAGAATTCCAGTTCCCATCAAGTGTATATTACTGATGGTACAAACTCTTAGACCACGGTCATAAAACTCACCAATAAAATTGACAAATTGTTTTCTGATTTCTGGGTCGATTATAATTTCGGTGGGATGGGTTTCTTGATTAAGTGTCAGTGAAGCAGGGATTCCCCACTTCTCTTGTATCTTAAATAGATTATCTATCTGGAGGTCAGAAGCGTTCTTGCCCATAACATCGCCGTAGCGCCTGTTCTGGCCATGAAATTTATAGTGGAAGTCTTTGGCGAAATATATATCGTCTATCTCATCCCTAAAAGATTGGTCTGCATTAGCGATAATGTTATAGAAGAAGGTCTCATCGTCACCGTCAGTAGTATCGTATCTCAGAAAATTATCAGGACCGTCCATCACACATTTTAATATATCATTGTGTGGGATAGACCAAATCTTCTCAAACTTCTTGCTCATAATATATACCTCAAACTATCGTCTAATATTTCACGCCTATATTGTACTTGGGAACTAACTCCCAGTTAGGTTTTTCTTTAAACGATATAATTTTAAATTGACCAACATTGCCCATAGGTTGCAGTTGGCTTTCGTCTACGACTTTCAACAAATTCCATTCCTGTAGTAGACTAATGATTGCGTTCCGTCTTTCAATATCAACTCTAGAAAGATTGGTTGGTTTCCCATCTAATGCAAATAATTCTTTAAAATGTACAATGTAATACTGTCCTTGTTTATGAAGAATATGTGTAGATTGATAAAGTATTTTATCTCGATTTGAAGCAACACCCATTCGAGTGAGGGTTTCTTTAATCTTCAAAAAGTCATCGTCCTCCTTAAATGTAATCTCAACCATATCGGAGGCTTTCCAACTTACATATTCATCATCATTTGGTCTTCCTTGTAGTTTCATTATTAGTACCGCCTTTTGACAGCCTGAGGCGTATGCCCTCAACTTGCTTTTCGGTGAGAAGTTCTAACGCTTCTCTGGCCCTTTGTTCATTATAATTATAATATGTTTTTACCACATCAAGATTCGTTGACTGTTGGGCTTTTGCCCACTTAGACCAACGTTTCTTCTTCCTCAGACTATTTATAAAATAGTCGTATTGAAGTAAAGGGTCAAGGTTGTACTGTTGGTTCATCTCGTTTGAGTATAAAACCGTATCAACATTCATACTTAAGGCACGATTAATGATGAAAGATTTCCCACCATATTCGCCTTCGTCCATCTCTCCCGCACGAATTAAATTCTTATGTCCGTAGTTGATATCGGGAAGTATTTCTTTAAAGAGGTCGGCCATGATTTTATAAGGTTTTTGTTAAGGATAATGGTTTGTCAGTATCAATATCTGCTAATGGTCGGAGTTTGCCGAGAAATATGGTATCTAGAAGATTTTCTACTACTTCTGGCGGTGCCGCTCCTGCGGGATGTTGGGAACAATACCCATCTCTGAAGAAATAGGTAACTGGATGGGACCCTACTGGAAAAAGTAACGGTTCTTTTATCTCATAAATATTTATGTCTCTGTATTTCTCTTTCTGAAAAATGGGTTCCAATACCTCTGGAAGGAATTTGTCACAGACCGGGCAGGTGGTTTTGGTATGTACGAAAACTACCTTACTTTCTGTTCTAAGAATCTTCCTTGCCTTCTTTTCTGTAATTACTTTAAATGTCATCGCTTATCGCCTCCTCAATATTTGTCTTATCAAAGCCTAGTCTGGACATTTCATCCAGAAACTTTTCTTGGTCCCAGGCACCGTACTCGAACATTTGAATAGTCTTATCGACTTTACGGTTCCAAAATTCTCTAACTGTTGCGACTGCCATTAGTACGTTCCTTCTTCTGTTAGGCCCACCACTGGGGTTTCTTTCACAAATGTACCGCCTGTCGTGACGGTTCCTCTGCGGTCTTTTATCTCATTATACGCTTTGTCAACACATTCAACAAAAGGTATATCGAGTACCTTACTCACTCCTCGAATAGTAACGTAAATGTCACCAATAGCATCCATAATCTCATCTTTGTTATCGTGATTTATAGCATCAAGAAGTTCGGTACACTCCTCTAATGTTTTAATCGCCTGTCCCATTGCAGTACCATTCTTGGTGATACCTCTATCATCTAACCACGTATCTATATTCTGTGATACTGTTCCGAGTTTCATTCCATCGAATATGTTTTTAAAATCCCATCGGTCTGTCATTTCCATTCAGTCTCCGCCATTACTTCGGTCAAAAATGCGACCAGGTTAATTTCAACGTCTTGAACAAATGCCTGTTTGTACTGGTATTCTGCAATAAGCAGGACCACCTGTGGTATACTCTGAGGCTGTAAATACTTATACATCTGGTCATAAATTTGGCGATAAATAAATACTGGGTCGGTGGCAATATTGTCTACGACCCACTGCCTCATATCTGTAAACTTTTTCTCCTTGAGATATCCCATAAGGCTCTCAAGATTTGCTTCTCCAACTTTCGCTAGTATGCCCTTATCAACGACTCCTCCTGCGGCGTACCGCTGGAGTTCATTTATCGTTCTACGCATATCTGGAAAGTATCGCTTAATCAATTCCGCGAGTGCTGGCTTTGATTCTATACGAACCTCTTCCTTCTCGAGGATATCAATAGTCCGATTCATAAACTCGCCCATCTTATGATAGACTTCTTTACCCACTCTGAAATCTATAAGGGTGGTTCTAGAATGAATCGGCTCGATAATCTTATCTTTGAAATTACAAGTCAGAATGAACCTGACGTTCTTGGAAAAATGCTCTATGAATCCTCTGAGGGCTGGCTGAAACGATTGGGGATTGAGGTAATCCGCTTCGTCTAATATAACACACTTCTTACCGCCATCGAATGAGACAGTAGAGGCGAACGTGGAAATTTGATTTCGCAGGGTATCGATATTTCTGTCCATCGACCCATTGATAACCAATGTCGTATAACCCAATTCTTCGCAAAGGGCTTTCGCAACGGTTGTTTTACCAGTTCCTGCTGAACCAGTCAACAGAAGATTTGGCATATCACCGTTCTTCAAAAACTCATTAAAGGTATCCTTCAGAGAATCTGGCAGGATACATTCAGCGATAGTCTTTGGGCGATATTTTTCTACCCAGAGAAAATCTTTACTCATAAGTCGAGTCCTGTTCCAGAGCAATCCAATATACTATTTCACCATCAGGTACTGATGTCAACTTCGAGATTTTCTTAGATGAAATCTGGACATTGTAATCTCCAGGAAGCATCTTCATACGTTCAGTCAGAAAGTAAAATTTGAAATTGGCATCACCATCATAGTCACCCACTTCAAGAGAAAACGTATTTGAAGTATCATTACGTTTATCAAGAACTTCGGCTATGATTTTTGTTGGGTGAATCCCTGATGGGTCTGAGTCGCCTCTTCGGATTACCAAGTCTGGTACACCAAGAGTTCCTGTTGCTCGTTGCAACTTATCCAAAGATTCAGCCGTGAGAGTGAATTCTACATCACACTTTGGCATTTCAATCTTGGAGGTTGGGAACACGATAATCTCTTTATCGGCAAACCAATAAACTGTGTTGGCTCTCGAATCAGAGATGGTTGCGAACTGCTCTCCGAATTCCACATCTGGGTCCTCGAACAAGGATAGCGTGGATAAAAATTCGTTAAGGTCGTAAATCGCAAATTCACCGTTAGGTGATTTGAACGACTCGGCCACCTTTGCAGAACCTAAAAGATTCTTCTGTACAGCGACCGTATTCAATTCCTTTCCGTCTGCGAAAAGAATTGACTGATTAATGGTGGCAAAGTTCTTTAGAACCTCTACCGTTCTTTCACTCAATTTCATAATATTCTCCTAATTATTAACAACCATTATAGCAGGTTTAAGCAATGATGTCAACCGTTTCCTTGGTTTTCATTTTTCTTTCAAATGCTGTAGCCAATACCAAATAGTGTAGTGCTTTGATGAGGTCCTTTTCGTTCTTCCCACTCTTCTTGCCATATCGCATTAGATACTTAATAGCGTTATCGATAGACGTTGAGCCCAAGGTACCTCGGTGGGCGAACACATCGATGGTTTGGATTTTCTCCAAATTCTCGCTGGTATAATGACTCGTATACGTGCTTTTCATATGGGTTTCCAGGTCAGCCAATATCTCACCCTCTCCATATCTCCAATCGAAAACGGTCGGAGGCTGGGGAATTTTACGTCTGAACGAGTCGTTGTGCGTGGACTGGCCATGATTTTCGGGCCTGCTCGGTTCGGGCGCCTTTTTGACGGTTTGGAATTCGTAGGCTTTTTCTGCTAAATTTTTTGCTAAAATATCTTCCATTTCATTCCTTTCTCTTAAACTTGAAAAAAAAGTCCTCTGCCCCCAAAAGAGGAAGGGGCAGAGGGTGTAGATTGAGGGGTTCAAACTACCCCACGGAGTTATTCAGTTTCTGGAGTTTCAGCAAATGCCCCACCTTCCGGGACTCCAACTCCAGCATCAATCTTTTCGTAGAGGCTCATAAAGGACTCTCGGGTTTCATCATCGAAACGCTCGATTGCCATTTTGATTGCTTTGCCTCGGTCTGTGAAGATTGAAAATGATTTGATAATATCCACGAGACGGCGAGTTGAAATAATTTCGTCAACTCCACCCTCTTCAAAAGTCTTGCGGATAATGTCGGCCCACATCGTAAGATTTGGGATGAATTTTCCAAGTGCTTCGGATGTGATTCCGAATCCTTCAGCGGCCAGATGGAGAATTTTCTTCTCGATGGCTTCTGTCGGATAAGGCTGATACATCGTAACACTGAATCGGTCGAGGAAAGCCTCGTTCAAAACATTCGTTCCGATAAATCGGCCATCATCAGAGCCTTTGCCTTTTGTATTGGCAGTGGCGATGACTGTGAAACCGTCAGTAGGCTCAATCCACTCGGCACGTTTTTTAATGAAGTAACCTTTGCCTTCAAGAACTGACTGAAGAGCCATAACCTTGTGAGAGGCGAGGTCAACTTCATCAAGAAGGAGGACTGCGCCACGTTTCATCGCTTCAACGACTGGGCCGTACTGAAACACTGTCTCGCCATTTACGAGGCGAAATCCACCGAACAAATCATCTTCGTCGGTTTCAGCGGTAAAGTTAACTCGAATCATTTCACGACCAAGCATTGCACAGGTCTGTTCGATTCCGAAAGTCTTACCGTTGCCACTCATACCCGTCAAATAAATCGGGAAGAAAAGGCGGGATTTCAGAATCTTTTTAATGTCGTTAATGTTTCCCCAAGAAACAAATGCTTTGTCGACCTTGGGAATAAAGGAAATTGCCGAATCAAGTTCAGCAGCCAAAGTACGGTCGGCTGTCACTGCGGTCACCGGAGTGGTAACTACAACGGCAGGATTCTCAACTGGTACGTTCGGCACACTTATCGGAACCGCTAAACGTACAGGAGCCGAAACTTCTTCGGTCACTGGGATACGATGAATACCGGCGGCGATTTTATCGCAATACTTCACCTTGGATGGGATACAAATACTGTAGGTCTCGGAGACCGTATTCATATCGTTTTTTGAAACGTCTAGGGAACCTAGCAACTCTTTTGCCGCGGCTCCGAACTCATTTACTGTCACTCTCTTTTTCATAATTTAAACTCCATTTATTTAATTATTTCTCAATCTACAATACTTATTATACGCTATGGCGAGGTATATGTCAAGCGAATTCGCACCTTTTTTTCATTTATTTTCATTTTTCTCGGAACTGTCTCTTTTTTGCAACATTTCCAGTGCATTCATCGGTCCTGAGCGGTCTGGCTCGAAATCTATGACCAATTGGCGGAAGCCATATGGTGGGTGGTACATAAACTCGAACAACAATTGGTTCGGGTCGGTGGCCATGATTTCGGCGGTCATATCGTCTCCTCTAGTTAATTATGGCCAGAGCGGCGTAGCCCCAAATCCAGGCATCAAACACCACAAGCGTTAAAAAAATTATTTTAGTCATATTGACCTCCTTGTCAATTGTTAGGCAACCAGGGCAACAAACTCGTTCAGCATCATTTTATTAGTTTTTCTGGCGCTGGTGAATTTGCGAAACTGGGTGCGAAGTTTTCCTTTAGCAACATCGCCTTCGTCATCTCGTTCGGCATCTCCGAACTCGGCTTCTTTATCGAGGGCACGGTCGTTAACTAGGAAGTAGGTGGAATATCCGCTCTCTTTCATAGGAGCGTATCCGTTCTTGGTAACAAATCTTTTCAGGTCATCGGCTTTGTCAGCGGTCAGATTGGTGAAAAGAATTGCACGATTAATTTCTCGGCGGTCTGTGATATGAAATCCAATCACATTGATATTGTGCCGTTTGGCTAATCCAGTTAAGAGTGAAGCGGTCAATCCGTGACGATTGAAATTATCGGCACTGTGGAGGAGGCGCTTAGTAACTGGGTCACGAACAACCATATATTCTTTTGATTTATATCCGAACATACTTTTGGTTTCGTTTTCTTCGGCGTTGTGCCATTCACGGTTTCCATCAGCACCGCCATCGGTCAAGAAAATCGCATTGATTTTTTCTTTCCCAGTTTCTTTTTTGAAATCGGCAATCATATCATAAGCACAAATAATGCACTCGTTCAAAGGAGTGGAACTCATTCCGTGACCTGGAGGAGTTGCTAATGAAGTATAATCGTTAGAGCGGCCGAGGAACATAACATTCATCAACTGCTTATTGAAATCTCGGCTGGACATTTTCTCGTTGAAATATTCATTCATTCCGAGCGTGGACATTTTAAG